TCTGCGATGCCACTTGGCACTGCTCACACGTCTGTCCAGAAGATAGCCGAAATAGTACCCCCAAACGGGCTGTTTTGTTGCACGCCCAAAGTACCCTAAAACGGACAAGCAGGGCAAAGCGAGGACAAACGCGGCAAGCATTACCCTACATGGCTCAGGATTTTGGAGGGCTGGCCAGCATTGAGATTCGTGGCGACGATCTCCAGCGCCTTCTGCCAGCGACGCCACGCTGTCGAGCGGTCGCAGGCAAAACGGATCGTAATGTCGCGCCAGCCATAACGTTTGGCACGCATCCAGACCAGATGACGCTGCTCAACCTCCAGCCACAGCACCCATTGCATCGCCTCCAGCATGCGGTCCACATCTTTGGGGTCTGGCGGAAATGATCGGTAGACCGCACCATCAGCGGCAAATACCTCCCACTGTTGCCGCACAATCGGTGGCCAGGTATTGAAATACCCCTGCACCCGCACGGGTGGCAAACGTCGGCCCGTGGTCGCGGCTTCCTCGAATCGCACGGCCACATCATCGATGGTCCAGATGTTCAGTGCTTTAATCACGGCGTGGCCCTCTCGATCCGTAAAGCCGTTCGCCGATGCGGCGGACAATCTCGCGCTCAACAAAATCGAGCCGTGCGTCAGACTCGTTGACCACGAGAATGTGTTGCTCCTGCCAACCGCGTTGCTTGACGGCGTCAAGGTCGACGGAATTGGGTTGCATGCGGCCCAGGGGAGACGGGTAGCGTGATGGAGGGATTTTCATGTCAGGCCTCCTGTGTATCAATGGCCCAGTGCAGCAATGCCAGGGCGTCGGCTTCGTTGTCGTCGGTGACCGGATGTCCCTTTGCACGCATGGCAGCGATGACCTCGTCCTTGCTGGCGTTGCCTTTGCCGGTCGCATGCTTCTTGATCGTGCCAACGGGGACACCCAGGTACGGGATGTTGTGGTGCTCGCACCATGCGGTGAGGGTGGCCATCAGGCCGCCATAGACATGGGCCGCATCCACGCCGGCGTGACGGCGTACCTCCTCGAAATACACAACGTGGATGTCGGTCGCGATGGCCTTGAGTTCGGTGAGCCAGCGTTTGAATTTGAGGTAACGCATACCGCCGCCCTCGAAGCGTTGCGTCCGAAAACTCGCGAAACCATGCGCGATCGGTCCGTCGACAGGACGCAGTGCCCAACCTGTGGTGGTACCCAGATCTATGCCCAGGATGGTCAGCGGGTGACCGGCAGGAGCGCCGAGTCCGATCACGTTGCCGACTCGGTCTGACGCAGCGGACTCAGAACAACGTAACTCCTCTTTAGGTGCGCCCGCGCGCACGTGTAGCAAGTTAATGTTGTGAGTTGTCAGCTGCGTCAGACCCTGGCTGGAATTTGCATTTTTCATGATGATCAGCCTCAGTTGTCGATGTAGGGATAGGACGGCCGTGCCATGCTGGTAGGCTCTTTCAGACCAATGCCAACGAAGCCGCGCATGCCACCGCTGTTGCGCCATTTCTCGAAGCGCCGGGTCAGAAGTGCATCCGAGAATCGACGCATAGCGCCTACGAATTCACCGTTGGAGTCCGCCCACTGCTTCCAGTCGTTGAACAACTCAAAGGTCAGCGCCTTGGCGTTGCCATGCAATACGCAGCGGTCTTCAATCCAGCGCCCCATGGCGTCCTCGGCCTCGAAATACTCCTCGGTCGCATCCATCACGCTTTGCGGTTGCTTGAGACCGGACTGTTGCCACAGCAGGCATCCTTCCAGCGCCCACGCCAGGATGCCGTCACGCTCTTGCAGCAGTTTCTCGGTGAGCTTGCCGTCGCGGCGCTCGGGCGGAATCGTCACCGTGAACGGAATCAGGTGCAGTCGCCGCTTCATGGCTTCGTCTACGTTGCGAATCGATGGCTTGTGGTTACCGGCAATGACCAGCTTGAAGTGCGGCGTGTAGTCGAAGAAGTCCTGACGCATAAAACGCGCGGACACCTTGTCACCACCAGTGATGGTTTTGATCTTGGATTCGTTCCAGCGCCGACCCTGCTCGGTCTCGATCGACGCGACAAAGCGCGCACCACGCAGGCCTGCCAGGTCGGTGGGGTGGCGATCGGAGCGCGTTTCCATGAACGTGTCCATGGGCGCATTGGCCGCGTAGTCGCCCAGAATGGTGGCGATCACGTTCACGAATACCGATTTGCCGTTGGCCCCTGTGCCGTACAGGAAAAACAGCGCGTGTTCGCTGGTCACGCCAGTCAGGCAGTAACCCACCATGCGCTGCAGATAAATCATGAGCTCGGCGTCTCCGCCAGTCACATCTGACAAGAAGCTGCGCCAGATCGGGCAACTGCCTTTCGGAACCGCAGTGGCAACCTTGGTCATGCGGTCGGCACGTTCATGCGCACGGATATGTCCTGTACGCAGACCCACCACGCCGCCCGGCGTATTAAAAACCCAGACGTCGGCATCCCAATGCTCAGCTAAAGATGCGTGCTTGGGATCGCTGCGCGCGATGCGCTCTACCGCGCTGATGGTGGAGGAACTGGCCAGGCGCGCCCGCAGCCGTGGTGTATCCGCTTTGAAAGACGCGGCGCGGCAGATGTTGCGCGACAGGTGCTGGATGTAGAGCATCTGGTCGGGATTCCAGCGTATGCCGGTCCACACGAGCCATTTGCCCCATTGCGCACAGTAGCGCCAGTCCTCACCATAACGGCGGGTGAACGCGGTGGCCAGCCCATCCTCGGTGGTCCAGTCGATGCCCTCGACCAGTTCGTCATCGATCGGCGCGTCCGTTTGCACGGACACCGGCACCCGGTCCCCTGTGGCGAGGAAGCCCCGGACGTCAAAGCCTTCTGCAATGGCATCAAACGCATCCCAGCCATCAGGTTTGTCTGCCGGCGGATAGAGGATGGCGCACGACGCCGCACCGGCCATCAGAATGGCCTGGGATGCACGGTCGGCGTATTCCCAACCTGGTTTATCGCGATCTGGCCAGATCAGCACGGCCTTGCCGATCAGGGGTGACCAGTCGGTTTTATCGACCGGCGCATTGGCACCGTGCATGGCCGTGGTGGCGCAGACGCCTAAACCGATCAGCGCCTGCGCACACTTCTCGCCCTCGACCAGGACGATTGCATCGGCTGCGTCGGTGCGCACCATGCCCGGCTGGTTGTACAGCGGGCGCGGATTGGGTGGAGCCATCTTTCGGCGCTTGGCATCCCACGGTCTGAATTCCTTGCGCCGACCGGGTGGGTCATAGCGATAAACTACCGCGATCAGCGTGCCGCCGGCGTCCAGATAGTCCCACTTGGCGGTGGCCTGACCAAGATCGTCGACAGGCGCTTCGCGCTTGGCCTTGCGCAGTGGGGCAAGACTGGCACACCCGCTGAGATCACTGGCGTGCTGCAACACCCGCGCGAAATCGGTGTGCACATCCACCGCCAGATACCGCGCGATCAGATCGAAGATGTCGCCACCATCGCCCGTTGCGCGATCGGTCCATAACCCGGCTTTTTCGTTATCGAGGACGATCTCCAGGCTGTCACCCGGACTGCCCAATACGTCACCGATATGAAACTTGCCGCGCCGAACTTTGCCAGCTGGAAAAAGGGTGAGCAATACCGATTCAAGCTGCGCCAGCAAGGCCGCCCGGATTTCTTCTCGTTGATGATCACCATTACCTGGGCGTGGTGTGGCGGCCAGATCTCCGTCATCGTTGAAGTCGATCATTCGGCCTCCTTGATTGCCGGCTGGGCACTCTCGCTTTGTGCCCATGCTGTGAGTTCAGACATGCGAAACCGAACCAGTCCACCCAACAGGTAGTGGGGAATCCGCTTGGCTGCGCGCATGCTGCGATCGCTGAACCAGTAGTACGGCAGGCGAAGTGCATAGGAGGCCTGGCGGGCGTCGACCATGCCTTCGCTGGTCATCGGCACTGGGAGATGCATGTTCTCTTCATTCATGGTTTTGTCCTCCAGCAACGATCTGCCCACGCGCAGAACTTGCATTCGAAATGGGTGGAATCGGTGAACGAGCGCGGCAACAGATCGCCGGCCTCACTGGCGGAGATCACGCGTGCAGCACGGTCCGACATGCGTTGCGCTAGGGCTGCGTCGAACGGAATCAACTCGGCGTAGATCTCCATCGTGTCGGCGTTGACGGCGGTGAACAGTGCCGGGTGCTCGTGCAACTCGAGGTAGCTCTGGTACAGCGCGATCTGCGCGGCATAGATCGGTTTGGAAGCCGCGAGCTTGTGCTTCTCGACATCGCGCCAGGACTTGGCGCCGAGGCATTTGTTTTCCCAAAGCGATGGGTAAGCAAAGCCATCGGGACCACCGATCAAAACGCCGTCAACGTGCCCACGCAGGCGACCACCGGCCACCGAAAAGCCAAACTGCTGACCGTTGGCGTCTTCGGTTTTGAGCTGGAAACCCGCCATGCGCAGCCAGCGGATCACCATGTCTTCCGTCCGGTGCCCGCGCTCAAAGATGCGCAGCAGCCGCCCTGAGAATCCCTTGCCGTGGTCGACCGGTGCGTGGACGTACTCGTACTGCAGTTGGCGCTCGCAGGCCGCACCCAGGCGCGATGCACCGAGGTACTCGCGCGGCGGCGTTGCATCCCGTTCGGCCTCCAGTGCTATGTCGAACAGTTCCTGCAGCCGGCCCGAGAGACTGGCCGATGAATTGAAATCGATCATGGCGAGCTCTCCCATGGCAGGTCATCCTCCATGTCCGCGAACGGGTTCTCTTGCGCGGGTGGAGCCGACTCTCGGATGGGATCGTTGACCGGCGTCGTACCGGGCATGCGCACTGGTGGATACTTGGTGCGTTCATGCTGCGCGGCCATCTCATCGACGTAGGCAGTGACGATGGCCTCGATCACGGACAGCGCCTCCGTTTCAGAGTAAGCCCCGAGGGGCTTGTCGAAACCAATGGCGGCCGCCGCTTCACCGAAGAACTTGAGGCACATGCGCATGGCCGCTTTTTCCAGTGGAGTGGCATCAACCATGGCAGCCTCCGGCGGCAAACCGTTGTCTAGCGCACTGCGCCAGGACCCGTACATCTTGTGAAACGCGTCCTGGCAGCGGCGTGAGCAAAACACCCAGTCGATCGGGTAACGGCGCGCGTCGCCCACCCGGTGCCGGTTCTCGGTGTGACCATAGCCGCGCGCTTCGCGTGAGCAGACCCAACATTTCATGGCGGGCTCCCATCATTGCGCCCACGACGGTTTGCCAGTCGCAGACGCTGGAGTAGGACGTGCTGGTGCAATCGGTGCCGCCGGCGCCGCGTGACCCGTACCAGCGACTGTCTTGGTCACGCCACCCATGAGTGCCGTGTAATCTTTGTGATCCGGCTCGATGGCCAGCTTCACGACGTTGCGGTCTTCACCCTTGGCATCCTTCTCCACATCGACGCGAGCGATGAATTCGATGCCGTCCAGATCCGCGAAGCTGTTGATCCGGCGCGCGGCAGCCGCTTGCGGCGTGTTGTCCTGCGGGTTGACATTGCGTGCGCTATTGAGCAGGGCACGAATGAAGCTGCGGCCCATCTGACCCCAGGTTGGCCCCTTCTTTGAATGCAGGCCGACGTTGGACCACATCTTGCGTTTGGCGAATGGTCCGCCGGTGACGACGAATTCGCAGGACAAAAACACCGCGCCGGTCTCAAAGGACTCGGTGGCGTAACCACCGGTCCAACCCTGGCTGAGGTCGTCATGGCCACCGGGTTTGATGGTCATGCGCAGCGGCACGATGGTGCCCTTGGGGATCAGGTCGAATGCGCCGTGCTGGGCTTCGGCGTCATTGAAATCGTTCCAGTTGCTGGACGTATTGGCGTTCATGGCATTCCTTTAATTTGATGAGGTCGATGCCGGGGCGGTCTGGCCGAGGCACTTGGCGATAAGTTTTCCGAGGTGGGGCTCCTCGATGGCTTCCAGCCGGCCGCTGCGGTCCTTGGCGGGGAAGCCAAACGGGTTGTCCGCGCGGGTGACAAAGCCCCGGTAGCTGCTGCCGTCGTCGGCCTTCAGGACCGAGAGCACGACGACCTCGTCCAGTACGCCGGGCAATTCCAGTGCGGTCTTGCTGCCTTCCAATTGCAGCTGGTAGTAGCGGCGGTTGAAGTCGTCGGTTTTCTCTTCCAGGATGGCGACGTAGATAACGTGCTTGTCCCGGACATGCTGCAGGTGCGTGAGCGCTGTGATCATTTCCTGGCCCAAGAGGCCATACGCACCCCTGTTGTCGGGCTTGCCGGTCTTCTCGCTCATGGCCTGCGGCTGGGTCTTGCACCAGGCAAAGCACAAGCGCGAGAGCACGGTCAGGCTGTCAACGAAGTAGGTGTCGTACTTGGCCAGTTGCGCCGGGTCGCCAAACTTGGTACAGACGTGTTCGAAGTGCGCCTGCGAGAAGGCTTGATCGGCGCTGGCGGTGGGCATGGGGCCAGCAAGGAACACCACCAGATCGCGAAATTCTGGCCAGGTGCGTGGGCGTACCGTGTCACCCGGCCAGTCACGCACGGACAAGTCTCCGGCTTCCAGATCCACAAACAGGGTGGTCTCAGGCGGCAGCGTTTTGAGCTGCGTGGTTTTGCCCACGCCCGGGACACCAACCAGTCCGACTTTGGCGCTGTGACGTTCTTTCAGCCGATCTTCGGCAGAGATGATTGGGAGTGCCATCACGCCACCTCACGAATCTGCGCGACCACGGCCGGATTCCAGAGAATCTGGTAACCGGAGTGGCCGTTGCGTGAGAACGGCAGGGCCTCAGCCCATTGCTGTCCAGCGTCGGTCAGTTCCCATTCGTCGCGGTCGTTCTTGAACTGAAAGCCCAAGGACTGCAGTCGCGTATTGACGGCGCGTGCCGACATGCCGACGCGTTCACCGACCTGCGTCGGGTTCAAGCTGCAGATTGGCTCATTGGCCGCCGGCAGAACCTTGCGCAGGGAGTCGACTGCCAGACCGGTGTTTTCATGGATCACGGTCAGGGTCGCCGCCATGGCGATACCGGGTTTCACGCCTGGCACGCGAGCGATCGCCTCACCAATGGACAGGATGGCGTTGACGCGATCCTGTGTTGGCGATGGCAATGCAGCGACCGACCCGGCTGACGCATATGACCCGGTCTTACGGATTGAGGGCAGCACTTCGTGGGTGACCCAGCGCTTGAAGCGTTTGGCCTCGGGCTTGCGGCTGCCCAGCACCAGATTGAACAGGCCGGACTCGTTCACCACGGTCATGTCTTGCGGGCCGCCAGGGGTGTGAATTGAATTCACCCCCTTTTCGTCATCGTCAAGGCGCTCCAGCGCTTTGCGATCGAGACTCAGGGTAGACAGTACGTCGGCTGCGACAAACATCGGTTCGCCGTTCTCACCCATGCACACGCGCACATTGCTGGACTCAAAATTGAATGCGACGAGTTGATTCATTTCGTCACCCCCACGGCGATATCGCCAACGGTTTCGGCGCCCGGGTAGGTGTGCTCACGGGCCAGCGTGTAAAGCGCTTCGAGGGCATTGCGGCGGCGATGAATCGCCGAGCTTTCGCGGCTCAGGGACTGGATCGCAAACGCGACCTCGTCGAGGGTGGCGTCCAGCAGCGGCTTCTCAACCGTGTTGCCGTAGCGGTCTTCGTAACGAATGCTGGTGCCGAGGTGCTCGCCGACGAAACCGCCGAGCTTGGCCTGAAGGGTTTGATGCAGGGTTGGGGTTTTCATGCGATGTTCTCCTGTACAAGTGCAAGGCGGTAACTGGTTTTGCCGGGTTTCACGGTGCGAGCCTTGACGAAGGTGTCCTTCAAGGTCGTGGGCCAGGCGTTGAAGCGGGACTCAGAAATCGAGTAGTCGATGTCGATGAAGTCGCCAACCTTGTCGCCGGTGGCAGCGATGCGTTGTGCGAAATCGGCCAGAGCGGCTTGATCCCACGTCACGCGTTTGGGGACATCAACGGTGATCCGCAGCGGACCGTCGGTGAAATGGACGGCACCGAAATCCTTGCCGGCCTCGATGCGGGCTGCGCGCGCCTGCTCACCATAGGACTGCTCCAGCGCGGCATCGAATTTGACGCGCGCCTTCTTCAGCCAATCAATGGCGGTATCGAGGTTGCGGTTGATTTCCTGCTTTTGGGTTGGGGACAGCGCCGCCAGTTGGCTTACAGACATCTCGGCGATGTCGGCGGGGAAGATGGTCAGGTCAGTCATGGCCATTTCCTTCACAGATACGCACGAGCTGAAGTCGAGTGGCGTGAAACGCGCCGCTCAAACGATTCGACTTCGGAGATCAGGTAGGTGACTCGGGCGCCCAGCTTGCAGAAGACTGGACCCAAGGACTCTTGCCGCCAACGGCGAAGAGTTTTGACGGAGAGCCCCCAGCGGGTAGCGAGCTCGTTTTCGTCGAGGGCGATGCGCGTGACACCGTCTCGACTGTTCCGGCTGTGTGGCCGGCCGGATTCAACTGATTGGACTTGGTTTTGCATTTCGATGTGCCTCCTTTATGAAATGGGCACATCGAAGTTTCCGCATGGATTTACGGCCTGAGTCCGGGCCGACATACGGAAAAACTTACGGATTGTTATTGACGTCGAACTTGGTAGTGGCCGCCAGCTTTGACTAAAAGGAGATATTCCTCACGGGCGGCTTTGTCACCAAAGGCTTCATCGAATGAGCGATAACCGCAATCCACTTTCGACTTGACTTCGGCCCACTTCATTGCCGGTGGTGTTTTGCCTTCCATGCCCCACATGAGCTTGAGAATGGCTGCACGGGTATCGCTCACCAGACGCGACTTTTCGAAGTGAGGCAGTTTTACTCGCGTACCCTGCAAAAACTGTTCTGGCTCAGCGTCGCCATCAGAGGTCACGAACCCACGCAACACCCGATCGAAGGCGCTCGCGTCGAAAACGTCCTGCCCGTCTTCCGCGCGAACGAAATCGTTCAGGCTGCGCATCACATGGTCGCGCGGCAGGCTGTCGCTGCTCGGTCGATGCCGAAGGAGCACGCCACCGCGAGGCCATGCCGTG